GATAAATCAATCTGTTCGTTTGTACCCCAATTGAAGTCTTCACCTCTGTTATATTGTCCAACAAACACAGTGCTTAAACTCCATTTACCAAATGTGTGGTTGTAGGATAACGATGCTTTGTATTCTGGTATTCTAGCTCTTAGAGTGTCTGTGTAGCCTAAAAATACTCCTATACTACTACCATTATAGAAGTCATACGTATTATTAAACCTTACACCCTTTGTTTCATACTCACCAGTGTTTACATAGTTTAAGGTATCATAAGCATAGTCTATACCTTCTGTGAACTCGTATTTAAACAGAGATAAGACACCATAGCCCATTTCGTATCCAACACCTTCTTCAGGCAACAAGTCACCATTAGCCATAACAAAGACATTATCTCCATTTAACTCATACAGTGTTGGCCTACGATAACTTGTACTTGCTGATGCAAAAAAGTTACCATAAGATACACCCAGTTTGCCCACCGTGATATCGTCTGCAAAACGTACACCAAAGTCCACAGTGTTATTGATGTTCATATATGCATACTGTTCAATATTACTTTTTTCCTGATCCATGTAAATGTCTTTGCTGGCTGTTAAACCTACCACAGTGTTTACTAATCCTGAAAAGAACTCAGCATCCTGTCTGACATCAAAGTAATAATTTTCTGCAAGACTCTGGTATGTGGATACGTCCTGTGTAAAGAATTCCTGATCATTACTACTGTAGCCCAGGGTAAAATTGTCATTACGAATACTAAAACTTTGCCTTACACCAGACTGTAAACAATCATTAGTGGTGCTCCAGTCTGCTGTATAGCACTCGTCATAATCATAGTCGTAATCCTGATAGTTAGCAGTAAATTCTAAGTCATCAAAGAACGTGTACTGTACCCTGGCACCCACTTGTTTGTAGATATCCTCTTCAGTATTGTCTGTTCTGACACTGCCGTTGTCTATTCTGGCGTATGTAACATTGAATAAATCCAGCGGACTTGCACTGATTAACTGTTTTCGATTACCAGTTTTAGCAACATACCCTTGCTGAATTTTATCATTGATAAAGACTGTTCCGCCCATACTGGAAGTACCATACAGTACTCCTTGTGGACCACTCACAAATTTAACCTGCTCATTGCCTGTGGCTAAATCATGACCCAAATCATACCACCCGGCACCAGCATCATTAACTGGTACACCGTTACGATAAACTGCGGTGTGATTTGGTTGTGTGCCTCTTTCTGAAAAACCAGAAAAGCCACCTACACCACCAGGAACAAAAACCGTTGTAGGCTGCAATGCTTCTGATAATGTAGTTACTATAATTTCATTTACGTCTTGAATATCACTTACACTGCCAATCACGGTGATCTCTTCAATCTCCTGTGCTGACGCTGTGAAGGATATTATTGCTAGTGCTGAGAGTATTATTTTTTTATACATCTTTTCTCCATAAAATAAAAAATCTCCCCCAGGCTATCCTGGGGGAGGCACGAACGAGTGTGTGGGAGGTTTAAAATACCACTCGTTTCATACACGTTGACTTGGCAAGGTCCTTCCAATTATCTTCGTCCATTTGACGAAGGTCGGCAATTTTAAGAACCATACGCAAACTGATCTCACGCAATCTTTGAGTGTGCTCGACCATAAAGTCAATAATTTGTCGCTCTACTTCTTTAGTAAAGTTGTAGTCTTTAAGCATACCATCTCCCACAATCTGTTCAATACGTAAGAAACGATCGCGTTCTGAATCCATCTCTAGATCAATGTAGTGACAACGTGACATCAGTGCCGCTAAGTGATCTTGGATCTTCTTAGAACGAACGTTTTCAAAGTTAACGTTGGTGATAAAAATCACACCGCCTTTGAAATCAAATCGATCTGGGATACCTTCCCTACGCAATGCAGCTGATTCTGATTTCCAACTAATAGTACGCTTCTTGCCTGAGTCCAACACAGCCTTAAGCATGTTCAAACAAACTTCGTCAAACAAGATGCTATCACAGTCATCAAATACTAGGATGTCACCTGCATTCGAATTCATGTACAGTGTCTGATACAGACCGATTGGAGTCATTGAACCTTTTACAACTTCAGTTCTAGGTGGTTGCGAGCTCAATTTAGCCATTGCGTCATATTCATCAAGAATAGTTTCAACACCAAATGACTTACCAACACCTGGAGGGCCACTAACAATGAGACCACGTACAACACCATTAGCAACTGAGTCAGTCATTTTGTCCAGGATTTCAAAACGCTTTCTAATCCTAGTGATTGCCTGCTCATCAGTTTCTGCTGGCTTAGTTTCCTCAATAGTAACATCTTCAGGAGTGTTGACCAATACGCGGATATTTCTACCAGCCTGGCCAGTGAGTTCCGAACCGTCTACAGTAACAAAGTAACCCTTTTTACCACGGCTAACTTCTTTAACCAGTTTAAACACTTCGTTTACGACTGGCTTGTTAGCGTAAACACCTTCTTTAATACGGACTTGAGTTGTCATATATTTGCCTCCCACAGCAATTAATTTACTCTATTAGTATAGCAAACTTTGCTGATATGTCAAGCCTGTAAGTGCTTGATTTTATAGATTTTTTAAATTTTTTTGGGCATTTTTGCAAGATCTTTGGTATATTTTACGTGATTCTCCAGCAATCTATCCATGATACTACGTCTGTTATGCTCCCAAACGGTCAGCTCTATATCACATAATCTACGAATTTCCATCATTGCCAGTTTAAATCTAATGTCATGATTATATTCAAGATCGTACTTGTGGTCTATTATGTCATCAAATACATCGAATCCTTTATCTCTGACTCTCTTTATTGTGCCTGGGTGTCCCAAAACTACAAAAGGGTGGCCCATAAAGAAAGGTTTGTACGTCTTCTCAGTAATGAATAAATCATTATATGGTTGGTCCGGGCCTGGTGGATCATTGTAAAAAGATGTTTCTGTAACAATTTGAAAATGTACACGCCTAGCAAACATTAACAAAGAATGTTGTATTTCTCCACCATGGTAGTGTCTAGTGCTATCCAAAACATAGGGTAAATGTCTTGATTGTTTTTCAAGCCAGTTAATTGCAGTTTTTGAAAGAGGAGAATGATCTGGAGTTATAACAGGATTATCAGGATGACTAATCAAACCTTTGTTAAATAAATCCTGTTCGTACAGCCAGGCTACACATTCTATTCTGTGGGGCCTAACACTTCTATTCATGCACAAATAATGTTTGTCTCTGTCTGGGTTGAGAATGTGTTCTACATTAAACGGATCAAAATCTGTACTCAGATAAGGGTTACTAAACATTTCCATTAAATGTACTTTTAATGGTGTGTATGAATTTTCATAACACCAGCTCTGGTATTCTTCCACCACCACAGGACTTAAAGATCCGCAAATTAGGCTGACGCGATCAGTATCTACACCTAGAGGTATATTTTCATGGATTGTCTGGTAATAAGATACTTTTAGTGTTTCGGGAATATAAAAAACTATCTTACTTGATCGACGTGAAAGAGCATATCGTACTTTTTTAGACAAATCTGTATTAAGTGTTAAGACTAATTTATCGTCAATACCAGCGTATTCTGGAAATTGTTCTTCTACTATTTTTTCTAAATGAGGGTCTGACGTATACATTAATCAATCACAATGTCTTCCATACCTGCTGTGCGAAGTCTTGTGATATGACCAATTTGCCACTGTTTGGTGTCCAATCCTTTCATGATGCCTAAAAACTTGTTACGCAATAAACTGAACTGATTGGTTAATTGTGTTAGTGTGATTACACTATCTTCACCATCAACAAACTTCTCTGCATCACGGCTTGATAATTGTCTGTTATAGGCTTCGAGATACTTACGGAATGTTTTACTGCGTTCTCTGCGAAGCTCTATGTTCAGATGTTCTAAAATTGCTTCAATCTCCTGTAATTGATTGAATCGCATTTCAGTTATACCTGGTAACTTTGCTGATGCTTTTTCTAAACTACCTCTGATACCACATTCGTATCTTGCTTCTTCTAGTTCATTTTCAAAGTAGTCTATACAGTCAATAATAACTGATAAATCATCAACTATTTTGTTATACCAGGTGCTCATGGTTTAATCCCAATCTTCCTCGAATTCATCTTCATCTTCAAGGTCTAAATTTGATAATATAGCAGCTTTCATTGAACTGTCAAATTCATTTTTGTATAATTCAATTTCTGCCATATCTACATGATCTTCAAAAGTTTGTAACACTGCTTCAGCAGTAACAACTCGCTCTTTTTTAGGAATATAGTCTTTTACTTTTTCCCAAACTTCATTTAAAAGTGCAATTTCTGGACTCATATTTACTCCTGTGTAAGTCAGTAGAATAAATTGAGTGCCCGAAGGCACTCATAAGTTATTCCTCGATATCGGTTTCTAATTCTTCCGCATCAATGTCACCAACATCAATGTTATTATCAACACTGTTGTGGCTCCATTCATCTATAATTAGTTGAAGTTTATCTGAAGTCCAGCCTTTTCTGAACTCTTTAATAACTTCTCCCGATACAGGAGATACATATTCCAGTTTGTTACCGGTTTTTTGTAGGATACCCTTAGACTCAAACAAGTCCAAACATCCACTGTATGGATCCATACCTGTTTCGTATGGAATCTTTACCTGTACACCTTCAAACGGTTTGCTATATCTGGATTTCATAACCTTACATGCGGCTCTGATACCCATAACGTCTGATACTTTATTACCGTCTGCATCTTCCTTTAGTTTAAGTTTACGCATTGCTACCACAATACTTGATGCATAGATAAAACCTTGTCCGCCTGAGATCTTGTCATCAGGATCAAACATGTCTTGTGATGCGTATGTGTGGTTAGTTGCAACTAAACCAATTGGGAACGGTGCAATCTGGTTAACTGTATTACGCACTAATGCTGTAAGTGCTTTAGGCTTACGTCCTAAATCACCTTTCATATCACCCTTTTGAAACTGATCAACGTCAGTGGGTGTTAGCAACATACCTAAACTGTCAATAACAAACAATAATTTAGGCATTTCTGAATACTCTAAATCACCGTAATTTGCTTTGTAGTCTTTGATAAACTCTGAAAGTGCTTTTGCGACATCATCAATCATGGAAACTGATATACGCAAAAGTTTTTCAGGACTAGTATCAACATCTAGTGCTTTCAACCAATCCTCATCTAGAGCATTCTCTGAGTCAAATAATACTACCTGACAGCCTGATTGCTGTGCGTTTCTAACAATATTACCAGAGCAGATAAAACTTTTACCTGAACCGGACTCACCGGCAAAAACACTAACTTTTCCTAGTGGAATACCTTTTTCAAAGTCTCCACTAATTAAATAGTTTAATGTTTTGTTGCCTGTGCTGATCCAATCTCTTGGATCGTGGAAGCCTGCACTGATCCCACTAATACTCTTAGTGAGACCAGTACGAAACTTAGTCAAATCAAATGGTTTCTGCATTGTTTACTCCTTACTGATTAGCTCGTTGCTTGATCATTGCAAGAATATCATCTGCTGATTTTTTGCCAGCGTCTGCACTTGGTGCAGGTGCCGCTGGTGCTGGAGCAGGTGCTTCTTCAACCACTGGTGCTGGAGCAGGTGCTGTTTCAGCAACTGGTGCTGGAGCAGGTGCCGCCTCCTGTGCAGGTGCTACAGTTTTCTGTAAACCTGTCTGACCAGGTGCTGGAGATGCTGATGCAGGAACTTCTACGCCATATGGCTTGTAAAAGTTACCCCATTTTTCAGGATCATAAAGCTCGCCATCAACACTAGCCGCAAACATTTCGCTAATTGCTTGATAATGTTCAGCAGTAGGTTGTGCTGGTAGGAAGTCATTCAAGTTGAATAGACCATACTGATCAACAGCAGCCAATTCTTCTTCACTAAGTGCACGTTCACGACGTGCCCAGTTACTGGTAGAATAGTCTGCATATTGTCCTTTGCTAGACTTTGTTAAACGGAAATCTGTACCGTTAACATAATCTGTAGGAAGGTTCTCCATCTCAGGATCCATGAGAGCCGCTTTAATGATGTTAAAGATCTGAGGACCAATAACAAAACGTCTGATTGGATTTTCAGGTGCTTCTTCGTTTAGGGGATTGTCAGTTACAAAGCCCTGGAAGATATAAGAACGCTTCTTCCAATACTTACGTCCCATATCTTCTAGTGAAGCGTCTTTGAACCAAGGACGTACTTCAGTCAAAATAGGACATGTATCACCGTACATTTCACCACAAGGTACTTGTACAGTAACAGGTTTATTTTCACCACCCTTAACACCAGGGAAAGTCAAACGAATCATTTGACGCTCTACCCAAAAGAAAGTGTTGTCAGGGTCGTTATCAGGGAGGAAACGCATTGTTGAGGTTTGTCCCTCTTCAATATTCCAGAACGGATAAATTGCGTTGTCCTGTTGAGGTGCAGATGACTTGTTGTCACCTTTGTTTTCCATAGCCGCCAATTTCTGACGGATTGCTTCTAATGAATTAGCCATGTTAGTCTCCTTAAATTGCCATGTTAGCCAAAATTATTAAAAATGCCATGTTCGTATTCGCAACATGCAAATACTATTATAGTGCCTAGATAACAAACTGTCAATAGTTTTTAGGCCATTTTTTGTTTGTTAACAATTTTATTTATCAGATTAATAAAAAAAGGTCCACAAAAGTGGACCTTTAGATTGATTCTACTCTATCTCTAATTTTTAGTTTTTATAGAATTACGAAACTGTCAATGAACTTGGAATAGTTTTCTTCAAAACTTTCTGCCATTTCAGCCTTTACTTTAGGCTGGTTAACACTCATAAGACAACTTTTTACAGTGTTATAATCAAAGTGATCTAAACTTTGTCCCACTGATAACTTTTTACTGATTCCTTGTAAATGATTACGCAACATGTTATTTTCAGCAGCATTGCCAAGTTGTGCCACCTGGTGACTAAGTCTGGCATGTGGAGTTGAAAAATCTAAGCCGTCATTTTCACTAAGCATATTTTTTAAATTACTAAAGTCTTCTTTAGCGATAGCTCGTTCAATACTTTCTCTGAATGCTTGCTGTCTGTATAACCCTTTCTTGATACTATCCATTGCATTTGCAACTTTGTCATCAAAATGCGTTTGTATGAATTGACCTTCTAGGTCTACATCATCCTCTAACACCTCTACGTTTTGCCTATCCAACACAGACTCAACTGCTGTTGCATAAGATTTGACACCGCATAATTTATCCAGTGTCGACTTAATTTGATTAATATTTTCTACTGCAAGATCTACATACTTGCCATTTTCTTCGTTTATAAGGTTTGCTTTGCGTACATAGCCAACAAACTCTTTTAATTTGCGTTGCTCTTCTGCCATTTCTGCAATAGCAACACCAACGTTATCAAAAACTTCACCGCCCATTTGCAAATGTCTTGCCATTGCACGGGCAGCTTTAAGACTATTCTCATTCATCTTAAATCTTTCATCGCCACGTTGTATTAAAATACTGTGGATATTTCTGCTACGAGCACCGCGAGTTTCTTCATTGACTGCGGCCTTGTGCTTAACAACAATTTTAACATTATCCAATGGTTGGTAACTGGTTTTTGCAGTACCTGTCATTGTACCGAAACCTTCCATTACATCAGCCATATCTATCTCCGATTTTTTATCTACATCGATTTGTTCGCTTTTTGCAGCAAGTTTTCTATTAAATTTCCTATAATCAAAATCTAACAAAAAATCATCAGCAATTTCTTTCAACTGCTTACGCAACAATTCATCATCATCTTCCATACCTGTTGATAACATCAAACTTTCAGTATTTTGATCTACTCTAATCAAAATGTTAGGTTCAGAAACAGCAAAACGTACACTTTTTTGTGGGTCTATTTCTAGTTTGCCCTCAGTGTTGTATGATGTAACTTCATGCCCATAACCTTTGAGAAGATTAAACACTCTTTCTGAAATTCCTGGATAGTTAATTGCCATAAAAAGCTCTCCTAATGCTATTATTTATCTGTTTATAACATATCTACAGGCATAGGACCATCCCACTCGTCTTCGCCATACTCGCCGAAGTCTCCGCCTGCTAGATTGCTGTTTATAACTTCATATACATCATCCTCAAAAGTACTAACGTAATCCACCATTCTGATTGCTAAGAGCATGCTCATTACAAGATCGTCATGCTCTCCAGGTTTAGCTGCGAAACTGTTGCCCCTGGCCACAAAATTTTTCAATTCTTTAATTAATGGCTTACTTTTAATTTTAATTTTTTCGTTTTCAACAAATCTTTTGAGTTGTAGGCATGCCTCTACTTTGGTTTTATGCCCTGTGTAAAATCCTTTACGTGCACGTTTACCTGATACTTTTTTAGGCTCATTTAACATTTCGCCTGGAAAATTTTCTTCCCCTGTATCTCTTATAACAACAAGAGCAGCTTCACCTATAGTGTTATTTTCTACACTCCAATATATTTGGTTTGCTCCTAGTTCACGTATGTATTGCATGATATCCATCATGGTTTTAATTTGTCCTTCTACAGGAGTCTTATTGTGTTGCCACTCTGCTACTTGCTCGAATGTGGGTAATTCTATTACTTGTATTGCCGCTGGATCGCCTCCAGTACCACTACTTGGATCTAGCGAAACTATGTACTTAAATTCAGGATTAGGCCGTTTATACCATCTTACTTGTCCCATAGTGCTTAAAGGATCGATACCTTCCATTGTGGTCAAATATAAACTATCTATCAATGTTTCTTCATATATAACAAACTCGCAATCGTGTTCACGCATGAATCTTTCATCACCAATGCTAGCTCGTTCCTCATTTGCCCAAGCATCATCTCTGTCAGGATGTTGATCCCACGTAGCCAGATAAGGTTTAAAACCATTCGCACCTATACCTTGCTCGTTTTCATTACCAAACTCGTCAAACACATTATTGGCACCACGCCAAATTGTAGCAAAAGTATCATCATCACTGTTAGGAGTGCTGGTCACTATACACTTACCGCCTGTTGCTAATGTGGGTGACAACGAAGTCCAAAATTCACGGGCAATAGTATTACGCACAAACGCAAACTCGTCTAAGTATACTAAAGACAAGGACATACCACGTCCAGTTGTTTCTGTTGTGGTTGTACTTACAATACGTGAACCATTATCGAATGTGATACTACCTTTATTGTATTCTACTGCACCTGCACGTATATGATCAGGAACATTTTCGTATGCATACCTAACACGTTGCATAATTTCGTTTGAACCACTTGCTTTGTGTGCAGCAATTAATATAGTACTATCTGGTACAAACATTGCATACCACAGCAAGTAACCTGCGGCTACAGTTGTTTTACCCATCTGTCTGCCACACATATTAATACTTCTGCGGTAGTGATTATAGTTGTAAATTAAGTCTTGCTGATAATCAAATGGCTTGAAAGGAATACTACCCAACGTTGGATGTTGTATTTGCATGAAGTTTGTCATAAAAAATAGTGGGCCTGTCTTACGATCAGCAGAGCGTTTAAACTCCAACATTTGTTCTGGAGTATAATCTACTGCTGCGTATGCCTTTTTAACAAGACTGGTATCTGCTGTTCCACGTGCCATAAAAGTATTTAGTTTATTTTTTTAAGCATGCTGACTGCTTGTGATCTATCCATTAATTCAGAAAACAAATAGTCTGCTATTTTTTTATGTCCCGTCTGATCCGGATGATAGCCGTCTGGCTTAACCGACCACTCAATTGCCTTGCTAAAACAAGTAAATTTCTGCATGGGTATTAAACGATTATGTGTAGAGATAGAACGGTCTACAATTTTATGAAACTGATTTCCTATACCGCACCCCCAAAACATCAGGTAATTTATGTTCCTGGTTGTTAACCACTCGTGTAAAAAATTAATTTCCTGGTTTGCTTCATGTAGTCTTTTGGCTAATAATGTCTTGTTATCTGCATAATATGTTTGTAATTTATGTGCATGTATTTCATAATCAATACTGTCTACTTCTGAATGAGGCACATATTCAAAATGACTTTGTTGAGATAGGTAATCGATTTGTGCCTTGTGCCTGATAAACATAGTCCCTATGTCACTGTAAGTGTCGGTGTTTGCTATGCCTTCTTTATTTTTAAACACTACAACAGGTGATATAACATCGCTGATTTCTTTGTTTTTAAAAGACACACTGGGCCACTTTACATTTTGTGGTAGTAACAATTCGACCATTGCTAATAAATTTTCGTAAGTACCATACTTTTCATAGTATTGCTCACAAAAACCAATAGTGTGTTCTATAGTGACCTGTATGGGCTTGGAAACATATGATACGTTCCACATGTTTTCACTGTTTATAAGATTAGCAAAGTAGTTTGCCCAACTGTAATTATTAGGATCAGGTTTATACCCCTGACTCCAACCAGAGGCAATACTTGTACCATTTATAAACAGATCACGCATATTGCATATTTATAGACAGAAAATGGCTCCTAGGAGCCATTCTGATATGAGTACATATTAATTATTGTAGTTTTTGTGCTAATTTTGCTTTTAACATATCTACTATTGCTTTCTTATCTGTGCTGTAAGAAAGCATTTTTGGCTCTTCAGGATGATCATGATCATCACAACCACAAGAACCATCTACAATGTCTTTACCGCAACAGTCACAAACTTCGTCACTGTCTTTGTCATAAGGGTCTACATAGTCTGACGCTTTTTCTGGATTTAGTCCAGCCATCTGCAACAACTCTTGTAGTTCTTCTAAACTTTTTGCATTTGCACTAATCGTTAAAGTGGAGTCACCAACTTTCTTGGTTTTAGTGTAATTAATTGACTCTGAATCCTGATCTTGTTGTGCAACTACACCAAAAGGATAACTTTCGTTTACTGGTGTACAATCACATTCGCCAGGAGGACAGGTACAATCTGCACTACCACATTGTGGACATGGTTCTTTTTGTTTGATATCATCTTCAAAATCATTTGCTTTGTTGATATCTTCATTTTTACTATGCAAAATTTCTAGTGCATCATCTAATAAATCGTTTGCATCATAACTTCTATCAAAACCTTCTTCGTCTGAAAAGTCCATTGAACTAGAACCATACAATTCCATGCCAGCATGATAACCATGTTTTTTCATACCATCTGCAACTTGTTCTGGTGTACTGCCTAACAATACCATTTCACGCTCGTCATTAAACAAGTATAACTGGCCGTCCTCTGCGCCAATAACCATACTATCTTCACGCTCTAGAATTTCTTCGATTGGTTCAAAATCACCTTCGTGCATATGGTCTCTGCTCTTATCGTCTGCCGCTTCCTCTGCCGCTTCACGATCTGCACGAACTTCTTCCACACTAGCACCAATGTAATCTGCTAGGTCTTCGTCACTCATTTGACTTGGAGTTGGACCACCTTCTGAACTTTCATCTTGGTATTCTTTTGCAATACCTGTACCATCACATTCGTCACAGTCACGATCCATGCCGCCTGCCGCCGGCTTGTGGCCTTTACCACTACATGCATGGCAATGATGTTCTTCTCCAGAGCCTTCTGCTATAGCACGATTCATTAAATCTAGAAGATCTCTCATGCTGTTCATTATGTGTTTACTCCTGATTGTGAGATCCTGGTAACCTCTTTGCTTTCTTGGCCTTTACCCATGTTTGCACCATTGGTTAAATCATCAAACATAGGACGTAAGTTATCACCCATTAGTTCATCTTTTGTAGGGTAATTACGGAAATAATCTGCGCCTTTTTCGGCTTTAATTTTGTCTAACTCTGCTAGGAATTTTGCATTGTATCCTTCACCATAAAGTGAATCTACATTATCTTCTGCTTCTGCAAGCTCATTTTCATAATGTGCTTGATCGTCATTTAGTAATTCTGCTTCTTCTGGATTCTCTTGGCGGTCTTTGTTTCTTGCAGTACGTTCTTCAGCATGCTCTGATTCCATACGGCGTGGCTCGTTAATGCCATAACATAATACACGTTCATGATCGACACCCAGGTTAACTGCTAACCATACTTCTAAAATACGTGGGTTTGCAGGATACTTTAATACAATGTCAGTACTGCAAACTTCTGAAATAAGTTTGACACCCTTAACACGGGCAAACTCCATTGGATTTTCCTGGATTGGTGTGCGTTTGAATGGGGCAGCACTAACCAAATTATACTTTTGTAAGCAAGATTCAATAACGTCCATGTGTCCTGCGTTGCAGTCTGCAGCAATTTTCACACGGAACGAGTATTCTTTCTTGAAACTCTCAGTTAAATATTCTTTAAATTGCATGATAGATTATCTCCTAGTTACACTTATTTATCGGATTTAAAGATTAAATTTATGTTTAAGTTCTAGGTATAATTGCTCGTGTGCTAGTGCATCAGGATGAGCATTATCAGGAAATCTATCTGATTCTGCCATTGCATTAATTACATAGTAATGATTATTCATTAAGTCTGTTATAAATTCTGTGCTAGTATTTTTTTCTACAAGTTGTTCATATGTGGGTAATCCGCCTAATGTTTGAGCGTAAAACGGCTCGGGCCAACCTAATATTTCTGCCTTCCAATCCTCCTTGTAATATTGCGGACTTAGATATTCTGTGTGGAATGGATAAACGCGGCCAGCACCCCCAATCAATGCAATATTTGGTATGTTTGATTTTTCACACAATAAGGCTATATCTTTATATATACCATGTGCTGTTTCTAACATCTGCCTACGTACTGTGTTTGAGTTGTCAAAGGTATGGAAATCTCTCATTATGGGTGGCTGAAAGTATATCAACAAATCATACTTGATATCAGGATTTTTATTAATGCCCAAGGAATGATGAGTTGAATATGTAATTTCGATGTCGTGCTTACGTATTAGCCACGTACTCAATTTAGAAATGCTGGATTTTGCACTAGTGCCAGAAATAGATATGTTGTTAACAACATGATCTTTTTCTAAAAAACAGTGTATATGGTTTTCTGCTGGTGAGTTAGATTTATCTACGTTATTCCACCATTGCAACATTTCTGTATTGATGTGACTGCTAGGCACACCATAACTGTCGCCCGCAATAAGGATGTTCATTAATCGTCCTTGGCACTAAGTATTTTTAACAATTCGTTACGATCAAGTGGTCTGGATTCTACATTTTCAATTTCATCACCGCCAGTGAGTTTCTTTTCTGCTTGATCTACTCTGGCTTTTTTCAACATGAGATCAATTTGTTTTAATTTGCGTGTAGTTTTGCTGTCTTTGGCTTCCAGTGCAATCTTTAACATTTGGGCTGCATTGTTAAACACAGGACCGGCTGCCATGTCAGTCATGTTCATACCCAAACTCATTAGTTGTTCATAACTTTCAATTGCTTGTTGAGCAATATCGTCCATTTCACTATCATGTGAATCCATACTGCGAACCTGACTGAGTGCAGAATTAATTTTATCACTTAAACTAAGTGCTTCCTCAATCTCTGCTATCTGCTGTTTGGGGTCAATAGGTTCTGCTGGATCGGTATCATTCATCTCATCCAGATGTGGTAGATTGAATTCTTCTTCTAGTTTACGAGTCATAAAACTATTTATGGTCTTCGATATATTTCAACAGCATATCAAGAAACCTAAAATGGCCAATTGGACCTAAATGTCCGGAATCTGGATAAAAGTTCATCCAGTTTTCAACGTTTGATATGCCGCTTTCATCGGAGATCTTATGTTGTTTAGTATCGGCATGTAACTTACTAATAATACTAGGATGTGCGTGTTGCAGTTCTTCTTTCATAACAAATCCAGCAAGTTTGAATTCACCATACTTAGGACTATCTGGGATAGGCTTGTCAGTAGGTGTAGAAGCGGCAGTACTGAGACAGGGTGTTAAAAGATGTACATGTGTTAGTAATTCAGCCGGTAACCGGTTGATATGTTTTTTATGCAACACACTTTGTCCACCTGCTATAATAACTTTTTGATCATGTTGCTGTGCTAGTCTACCTATTTTTAACAAATATTCATCTTTTAAATTGTCTAGTTCTTCTTGTACAGCAACCATCTCTCTCCCAGAAAATAATAATCTTTCAAGATCTATATCTCTTACTGGTAAGGAATAAAACATCACATGCCATTCTGGTGCAGTATCTATCCCCTCTATAATTCTGTTTATGGAATCTTCAAATTGATCGGCTGTCGCTGGCCAATCACTGCCAGGACGGTTAAACACAGTGTATTCATATCCTAAGGAATCCAGATAAAGGCCTAACCAATTATAATTCTCCGTAAAGACTTGATAATTGATAGCGGGGTTTGACCGGTTCATATTTATAAAACGTGGATCGTTGCTGCCCATATATTTTTGTAAAGTCTTAGATCTGGGAGCCCGGCATGGAATCATGCCCCAACCCCAAAACCAACTATCACCATAGAATGTAAATTTTTTCATAATTACTTTCTTTTCTTGGGTATACGAGCTTTGGGTTTACGTTTTTTCTTGGTTTGGAATATTTGATCTTCATTTATAACTTTAAAACGTATGCCTTTACGTTTGCACCATTCTTGTGCTGCTGTCCATTTAGCTGCATTTAATATTACACTTGCCTGATCTCGTTTTCCTCTGGCATTTTCCATGGTAGTTTGTGTGCTAGGCTTGATTTCTATAAGCTCAACATGTTCACGTCCGTCACGGTCTATATATTGTATCATAAAGTCTGGAACATATACAGTGTGTTTACCTGTTAAAGGGTTTAGATAGGGTATTTTAATATTTTCACTTGCCCACTTAACAATGTTAGGATGTTGATCACACATACGACAAAAGGCCAATTCCCAACTACTACGGTAATAGGGAGATTTACTTCCTACGTATTTTTGTCTGTTTTCAACTATGTATTCGCCTTGCTGGAATTTACTCATGGTTTAATCATCTTTCCGTATAGGCTTTTACTATTTTTAATCGGTGAATTTAAACCAATTTGATTGCCAACAGGACGGAAAAGATTGATTGTCTTATAAGTATCTATTGCAAGTTTAAGGCTGTTTTGGTTTACCTCAAAATATTCCATTGGACTGATGCCCTGTGTTTGAGCAACTTTGATTAAAACACTTGCCATTGTTTTTGCTTTGGGCTTACTGAATCCCACTTTTTCTAATCTGGATTTTACTGCTTCTAATTGTGTGGGTTCTATTGTGCTAATATCTGCTAGGTTACCTAGTAGATCAGCACTTGCTTCTGGTAGTGGAAAATTAACAGTGGAGTTTTCCAGATAAGCAACCAAAGTGTCCTGTGTAATTCGATATTTTACCTCATTACCAAACGTATCGTATAATGTAATACTACTTTGAGGCATTACGTATCTCCATCTCCATCAGCCTCTAGATCTTGTTGAACTATAGTTAGTGTACTACCCACAACTTGACCAAGAACTGCGTCTTTAACTGATGTTCCGTGTATTAGTGCAGTCAATGCACTATCTGCTACATCACCTATTAGATCATCTAAACCATATTTTCCGTCACCGGCAGCTGCTGATGCAAAATCTACTGCTGTACCATACACTGCTGGAATTGTTGCCGGTGGTTTAGGTTCATAAATTGGATTACCTTCTTCATCTGTTTCACCAGTGTCTACTTGTTCTTGTGTCCCATCATCTGTAGGTTGTGGTTGTCTACTACGATAAGAATCTTCACCTCCTAATGTGGATGTTTTTCCAAGCATATTAAGTTCTTGTCCTGATGAATCTGAATCTGGGTCTGGTACTTGCATGCTTAATGGTAACTCTGCCTCAGCAAATGCTGGTCCTGTCATAGCACTAACATTTTCAAATCTATCGACATCTTCAGCACTTAAACCAAAGTTTTGAACATTATGTGTTGTAAAACTTTCGTACTCAAATTCCATTTGAAAATCCATAAAACCACTGTCGCTGTAATCTATACTACCTGGTTGAAATTTAGTGAGTACCGGATTTATAATGCTATACTGTACACCTCTATTCCCATGATATAATACATAATCTATACGCTCAAAAAAGTTTGCTGACACGTTTGGATTATATCCTGCTCTGTTACTATCCCAAGTATCTTCAGCCATAAATGTATTAGCGTTTACATTTTCAGCACCACCTATCCTGGATCTTTCACCTGCAATATCCCTAGCGCCTGTACCACCAGGAGTGCCAGATTTATTTCTGGGATCCATATAATGGTATGAAAAATATCTCATTAATACTTGTAGCCATTCATTACCCACAGTATCGTAAACAGTTATACCTACTGGGTTATATTGTACGCCCAGATTGACTATTTTTTTACGATTGTATTCGTTTTTAACTTCAGTATTAAACTGTACAGCAGGCAAATCTGCTGTGCGTACAAGAGTACTAAGAGTGGTACGGAATTCTTTAGAGCCATCGCTAGGATCAGCATATAACTCTCTGAATAATTGACTTTCTCTATTGAAAATAAAGTTGACGTAACCCTGAAACTTATGTCGTACAGGGTTTACGTCAGGTCTGAAATGATACGCATTTTTGAAGTCACGTAAGTAAAATTTCTTGCCTGTACCTAAACCAAAGATATCAAATAGTTTACTCACGTAATTCCCCTATAAGCGTTCCTCTAACTAAAAGTTAAAAGAAATTATGCGCCAGTGCCTGGATCATTTAGGTCAACAGTATCAGGGAATGGGTTACCACCTTCGACTCTTCCATTAACATCGTTACTACCTTGATAATGTGTTGCATTATCGTAACGTACTTGCAATGTCACCTGTACAGGATCGTTTGCACTGTAGTCACTTTCACTATAGTCAACGTTTGTTAAGAAACAGCCTTCTAGGAACCAAACTTCTGAAGCACCAGCATTAATACCGTCTAACACTTCGATTTGCATATCGAATTTATAGTCGTTACCTGCAGCTGGAGTTGTCTGTTGGAAATGATTCAATTGACGCTGAATCTGAGCACCTACTAACTTAGATACGCTGTTAGAAATATCATCACGTAAAACTACGTTGATTTGTTCCCAACTGTGTTTGCCCTGAACATAAGAGCGTGAATTATAACTATCAAGTACTACTTCTTCATAAGTAATCTTTGGACGAGTTACACTCTGAACATTCTGCGTAAATGCACGAGCTTCTGGCTGACCGCCAAAGCCACCTAGCATACTTACACGGAAGCGATATTTAAGTTTAGGCATCAGAATACCTGAACCGGAAGAACCAGTTACGGGTACACCAAATTTACTTCTAGTTTCTATTGTCTGAATTTCATCTGCCATTTTGTTCTCCTACGAACCATATTAACTTATACAGATATTTATCTATTTAGGCTAAAATTTGTAAACTACTGTTTTAATATCATAAAAAAAAGGAGCCCAAAAGAGCTCCTTTTTATGTAGGTTAAATTAACCTGTTTGACCAAGAGTGTTTTGAACACGTATTGGAATGTAGATGAATTCAACTGCTTTAAGCGGTTGTATAGCCACATCAATATGTAATTCATTACGGTCGATTGTTGCTGGAGTGTTATTTGAAGTATCACAAACTGTAACAAAATCAAATAAACCTCTGTTTGAAACTAGGCCACCTAAGAATCTATCTACAACAACCTTGGCATTTTGACGTGTGATTTCATCATTTGGTTCAAACAAGAATGGCTTAACGATATCGTCAAGTCTTTCTCTGATGTAAACAACTAAACGTGCAACATTAACTCTATCTAGAGCACTTGCTGTTGAGCTTAGTGTCTTTTGACCAAATACTGCTAAACCTCTGCCAGGGAAATTACCAATTGGGTTAACCTTATTAATATACATTGTGTCACGTTGACTTTCGCTTAGTGCGACTGGAACAATCTCACCTGAAGCACTGTCTAAGTAACCTGTACCTGAAGCATTAGTTACAACACCACGTTGGAAACCTGCTGGTGCAAACCATGGGAATGCCACCTGGTCGTTGTATGCTAGTGTACGCAATGCAATGTGTGAACCTGGGCAAAGTACACTATTACCTGATAAATCTGTTGTAATAGCGTGTGGATAATAAACTGCTGAGTACTCATTGAATACTGTTAATCCATCTTCACCGTTAAAGCCCACATTGTTTGTATTTGCAGCCCAAGTTTGTATACTTGTGGAATCTGCTGCAAGACGTAGTGGAGCATCACCAATAACGAACGCAGTTTCTTTACGATCTGCTGACAACGTATTCATTGGACCCATTGCCTCTGTATAACCAGGACATGCAATTAGGTTAAATCTGTTGCTTTCGTTACGTGCATCTGTATTACTTGCTAATGCAGAGTTAAGAGCTTCAACAATAACGTTTCTTTGAGCCTTACGTAACATGTAAGGAGTACCGTTATTTCTGTTACCACTTTCATCTTCCCATCTGCTGTTTGTAGCGTCCCATTTCTTAACGTTACCGCCAGACATTCTCTTGTTCCAACCAAGAATGTAATATGGGTATACTGTTGCACTTGGTGCATCTGAATCCATACCACCAGTGCTACTACGGAAATCAGCAAATAAAACACCGTCTTGACTTATTTGATCTGCTGTATCAATTTCTACCCAAGCACCTGCACTTGATCTTTTGTACATGCGAGGATAATTTTCTAAATCACTGCTATCAACCCACAAATCGTTAGTTACCAGTGAACTAGAACCATCAGACTGTGTTGTTGGTTGTGAAGCTGCAATTTGTACATCATATGGATATGCTACCCAACCGCTGGTTGGATCGTTCCACAAGATGTCAATATTATCATTATCTAGTAGACTGTCGTACCATAAAGTACCATCTGCTAGTGTGCCTGTTAATGCTGTACTGCTTGATTCAAAACTTAGGTCTTCCCAGTTAGTATATGGTGTAGAATCTAATAAACCAATATCAGTTGCATCAAATCCAGCAACGTTACCGCCACGTATTTCAATATCGTAAGCAGATGAACTTACTAGTGTAATTTTACCGGCAACATTACTTGCTGTGATATCATCACAGAATGTTAAACTGTTATCAGCAGCACTTAATGCATCGTTGATGGCTTGCACGATATCGTTAACGCTTGCGTTGCCGTCTGCGTCTGAATCGTAAGCACTTCCAGAGGAGTTATTACCTAACTGTACCGGAATAATACCTGAGTTGCCATTTTGCTCATCTGCATTGTGTACAACAATGTTGAAAGAAATTGCTGTATTGGTATGAGCTGTTAGGCTAACTGCTGTGTCAGACAGTTGTGTACCTTGTGCTTGGTTAGTGCTACCACCATTCCAACGCTTCATGCTTACTGTTGCTTGATCTGCAGAGTAGTCAAACCATAGGTCTGCTTGCTCTAAAGTACCACCAGTATCATATGCACTATATGCTTGGTATGCAAATTCTTCACCAGCACCACCAAGTGTAATCCACTGTCCATTAACGTAAATTTTTAATGCTGGATTCGAACCTGAGTTAGATGAATTCATTTGTAAAATCATGTCGCCTGTGCTTAAAGAACCACCTGAACTGTTTGTAATAGGTAGGCTTGTATGCTTGGCAACTTGGAAGTCGCCAGTGTAAGAACCACCGCCAATTAACACCCATGCACCATTTACTTTTTCGTAGAAACTGATGATTTCTAATGTGTTACCAGCGTTGTCGTGGTATGAAACTGCATAATCACCATCAACACCAAATGCTGCTAGCGGAATGCCTGCACTGTCCACTTGTGTTGTTGATGCAACTTTAACAGTTTGTCTTACCCATGTACTACCGTTCCATCTCTTAAGGCCCCAAACTGATAGAGCTGTGTCTAACCAGTAAGTACCATTTGCTGGAGCGGCTGAAGGTGCACTTGAAGAACCTTCAATTGAGTCTAGATCGATGTCAGCCCTTAAGACGTATGCTCTGTTAGCAAGTCCTAGGAAACTGTATGCAGCGTGTAAACCGTACTCGTTTAACTCGCTACCCTGTAATACAGTGCCGCCATCTGATTTAAATACCGGATTACCATAATTTGTTAGTAGTTCACGTTGACTAGTGATCAGTTTCAACTGATTAGCACTTGCTTTAGTTGTGAATGCAGCTGTGTCAGTACCGTTAGGTGCTGTTTTGTCTTGTGCTGTTGCAATCACAATTAGTGGAACTGTTCCAGTTCCAGCAGGCGCATAGAAACTTTGATCTTCTACCGTAATACTAACACCTGGTGATACTAATTCTGCCATGTTATATCTCCTTAATATTAGTGAGTATTATAACAGTTATTTATGCAAATCAGGGTATTTTAGTGTATTAACGAGTTTGGGGTGCAACAATTTTAGCGTAATCTACTAAATAGCCTTCAACATTGAAGATCGTAAAATTGTTTGAATTTTATCTATTTCCACGTAGAAATTTTCCAGGGTACTATTATTGTGGACAACATAGTCTACAGGACCGCCTACCCAATCCCATTCACTGCGATGAACATCTTTATACTTGGTGTTCATAATTTTTTCTGCAACTACATTTCCATTATTTGCATCTACAGCAGTTTCATACCATTCAGGTAAATCACCACGTTGTATCCAAATAATTGTACCGCCCATGTTTTTAATTAGTGAGAGTTCATTTTTAAATCTAGCATCGCTCACTACAGTACATTGTGCACTGTTATTTCTAGTTCTTAGGCGATACTCTAAACTGTTAAGCCAAATGTTTTGATCAAAATGTGTACGCATTACGTCAGTACCTATTAACTGTAATGCTAGGCGTGGAGTAAAATGAGGAATATCTAATTTGCGACTCCAAAAAACATCTGGCGTTTCACGGAAGTCTCTACTTTGTACAGTGTCACCTTCTAGTAAGGACCTCTCCCAACCAAAAACTGTACTGACTAAATCTTTTAATGGAGATGCAAAACTGTCTTTAATGCATCCGTCTTTTACGAATCTATCTGCTGCTGTATCTTTACCTGAACCTATAAAACCAATTAACCCTATAATTTTACTCATGTGTGATGTATTCTCTGTGTAGTTAGCCTATAATAAATCCCAAAGGTTTGTTACCTTCTTCCATGTTATATATCGATTGTTTTAATTGTTCTATTTCATTCTGGCCTTCAGTTTTAAGTGCATCGCCGTTCAACTGTATAGCACCGCCGGCGCCAGGCAAACCGCTTGTGTATTTGCTTCTGGCTTCTCCCAGCATAAGTTTGGATTGAGCCAGTGCATATGAGCCAAGCCAATTTGATGCATAAACGTCACTTAATAATGTTGCTTCGGGTATAAAGTTATACACACCAACCGCAACCTCTTCATCTACGCTGACGTTTCTCAAAATCTTTAGCACTTTGGTATTACGATTCCAAATAAAATCGTATTCACTACCAAATATTCTACCAACAGTTTCTTTGTATTGACTAAATGCATCAAACGTTGCTAGTCCACCAATCTGTCCTGCATTCAGCAAATACATGTTGTTAAACGCAACATCAAATGGATCAAAATTACTGCCTGAACCACTGTTAGTCCCTACACCACGTCTGTATAGTCTGCGTACTTCCATTACCTCATTAGGTAACGTATACTCAGTCACAGTAGGTTGTGTTTGAATAAAGATAATACTCTCTTCAACACTACCTGAACTCATTTGACGATACATTGCTAGTGCTTTGTCTATTGCTACATCGTAATGATCACGATCTAGTTCTACATCAACAATGCCGTCAGCAAGGCGTAACTGTAGTTCCTTGATTAATTCTTGTCTGGATTTGTATCCTATTTGATCTATAGCCATACTAGTATTTATCTATTTTAGCAATCTAAAAGGCCTTAATCAGGATTGTACTTTCGTTTATTCTTCCGTTTAATTTTGTTTCAGTTGTTGTGAGTTCGTTGTATAATTTCTCAATTTTGGTACGTGCAAGTTTGTCAGAACCTTTGAGGATTTCTGGTTTACGCACCGTTTTTTGTGTACTCTTAGCAGTATCAAAATTTTGTATGGTGGTGCCTTTAACAGACAGGGTATTCAACATTTCGTCTGCTACGTAGATACCCATTTTACGAGTCTTGGTATTATATACCCAAAGTGTATGTGCATCCACAATGCTTACAGGGTGTATGCTTGCAAGTCCTAAACTGCTTTCAGATGCTTGATACTTTAATTTTTCCACTAATTTGGACTTGCTTACTGCTTTGGGCTTGCGTGGTTTGCGTGTTGCTTTTTGTGTGTTAATAAACGTGTCGCATGCAGTATAGATTGCTTCGTAAAATCCCAAAAACTCTTTACGCAATTTAGCACTATTAAGATGAGCGTATGCTTCTTTGATTTCTGGATCTGACCACTCTACAACTAACTTTGCTTCGTCATACTCAGCAGCATACATATCCTTGATAATCTTGGCGTGTGCTGGCTTGATCTCTACACCGCCCTTGCCTGCTCTCATTTCGTTATATGGGTCAAACCGTTTGAGAGTTATTCTTTCTTCTACAAGCTCGTCTAAAAATCCGTCCCACTCTCCACATAAGGTTGCCATTTGTTCCCTCATACGTTGCTGTATGGTAATGACTTGCTTTTTGGGTTTCTCTTCTTGGGCTTCCTCTGCTTCTTTCTTTGCAATCGCCACTTTGGCTTTCTCAACCAACTCCTTGTACCAGTTTTCCATTCTGGCAAGGGTATCAGGATCTATGTTGGCACCGTGTGCCATCATGTACGAGTACTTACCCACAGTTGCAAACCGATAATCTGGTAGAGCTTTAAGCAGTGCCACCTCATCTTTATTACCGAATTCTTTAAGTGCATATTTCAAAAACTCTGCTGTGATCTTTTTGGGTGATACTTCGTAATGTATGTACCACATTCCGCCGTTGAGGTTGGATTTGTAGTCGCGTTTAATTCCCTTATCTTTGTAAGGCTTGATAGTGTAGTCAATCATTGTCCAGTCGGGTACTACAACTCCGCTGGTAGATATTTCTTTACCTTTGCGTTTTGGCATGTTAGATCTCTGTTTGAATTCCAATTAGTATAACATCTAAATGCAGTTTGTCAACTCCGTAGAATTATAACTACATTTAATGCTATATAGTGGTTGTAGGATCAAATATGCCTTTTTTAGGGCAATTTTGAATTATTTGGCTATTTTCCCTTGCTGAACTTGGTATTATTGTTGAAGGGCAGTTCGTTCTCCAATATGTCTCGCCAAATAGCAATAGTTCTGTCCAAGCCTTCGCTGAGTCCCACTTTAGGAGCCCAACCTAACTTGGATGTAATCTTTTGATTAGTGCTGTTTAGTAGGTAAATTTCGCCAGCACGTTTGGGTTTTGTATTCCAGTTTACATGTCCTTTCCAGCCAATCTTGGCAGCTATCATGCCAACATAGTCTTTGATCTTGATTGCGTTGTCTGGTCCCAAGCAGAAAATTTCG